CACCCCAAAAGCTTAATAAGGTAAAATAATAATAAAACAACTAGCGCGAATAATTATCTGGCTGAATTGCATAATTGTATTCACTTGCTGGAACTGTCGTCACGCCAGCATATGAAATAACAGGCTGACCAACCTGGCAACCAGCACGGAAATCATCACCAACAGCCATGAAAATACGCGCAACTGCACGATAGTCATTCGCCATACGTGCATAATTAACATTAATAGTTCCAACCGTCATACACTCTGATGAACGTATAACAATGCGCGGTTGTGCCGACGCATAATCCGGATTGACCAAACTATCAGATCCTGCACTAGCAATAGGACAGATACGATTCCTATTAACATATGGTATCTCAAACTCACACTGGGGTGCAATGCGAGATGCTACATCTCTAGGAGCATGGTGTGTCGTATTATACGTAGTCTGATAACTAGCAGTCAACTTCTGTGATGGTCCCAATGACTCATCATTTGTACCCATTGCTGCACGTTGTGCAACACTCATAGTAGGATCAATACGATCTGGTATAAAATCAACACTTATAGCTGGTAAATCAATTGCTAATTCAGCCTCACTAAACACCTCAAAGAAAATCTTAAATCGTAAAGAACCACGATAAAATCTATACAATGCTAAATACCAATTCATAATATTACTAGCATTAGATATCACAGCTCCAGATGATGTAAAGAAGGGAATCAACAACTCAGCAACATTATAACACACCGTATGAGAATAATACTTAGTAAAATCTTCACCATAACCAGCAACTGCAGTAATATCAGTACGAACATGACAATAACGTTTCAATATATCTTTAACGCTTTTATAGGTTTCAGAAAGACAATTCAAATCTGTTTTCATTATACCTTGACCCAAATGTGATAAATCTGTACCAGGATTAGGGTCAATTCCTTGTGAATAGGGTAACCATGGAGTATTAGCACGTCCTATAAAATTGAGTCTAAAATCCTTACCACCAGCGATGAAAACATTAAAAGGATATGCCGTAGGAAGCCCTGCTGGTACTGCCAAAGGATTAAGCACATACAAAGCTATTTGTCCAATGCATGAGTTATACGCAAAACCATCATCATAACTTTGATTAACTCCACTAGCACCTGTTTGAACAAATTGAGAGTTCATAACTCTCTTCCAAGGGGTATCAGCAACATAAGGAACTTCAACTTCAAATGACTTATTATCACCATTGATTTCAAATGTATAACCTAAACTAGATGTAGGCTCAATGCCAGCCGTAATCGTCTCGGGACATGCTGTACCATATATTATAGCGCAAAACACTTTCATTGTGACAAAATTATTTGTTATAAAATCAAACCTATACTTAAGAGAACCACCCCAGAAATTAAAAGGCATACTAACATAAGATATTAATGGAAGAGGCGCTGTATTACTAGGAGGAAACCATGTCTGAGGAGTTCTTTCTGCATAAGCTGGTGCTCCTGTTGTTGGACCTGGAGGAACAAAAGGCGTAATAGGCGCCCATTCAATAATTGCACCGGGTGCTAAAGACGAATTAATAGATGAGCTAAAGAAATATGTGTATTTACCACATAAATAACTTAGATCCATCTCATCATATGTAGTACCAAAATCCTTAGGATTGGCTGTACTTGTACCACCTGGATAAAGACACATTCGTTGCAAAGGTTCAATATTAACGGCATGTGACATATATCCCACAGCACGTCTCACTACGTGATCTGGACTAATAGTGTATGCTGGCTTATCCATGGTACTCACTTTAAGACTAGCATTCAAATCAAATGTATCACCAGTAATATTCGTTGGTAACGTTTGACTTGCAACTTTCTCCCAATTATTTACATTATTAGTAATATATGAGTGTGTGCCACCCTGCGAAGTTGCTGATGAGACTTGTGGTATACACAACTCTACATCCTCTAGATGTAAGAACACTGTGACATAGATCTTAGTTGGAGCACCAGTACCAACTGATAGTCCATTAAAAACCTTAAGTTTAAAAGTATGTGATTTATCTGAAAAATATGATGAATTACTAACATGTGTGTACCTGTTATTCACACGCGTACCATAATTTGTAATATTCAACCACTCATAAGGCATAACCCAGGGCGCTGTGATAACGGCGCTATCATTACTGGAAGCATCTAAAAATACATGATCAAATCCCGTGTAACCACTAATATTCTTAGTAGCATCTGGAAAATAAGTACTTCCAGTATTATACGGTAGTATATACGCAATCAAACGACCAGCAGCAAATTTATTTCCATTAATTTGTATTCGGAAAACAGGGCGGTATTTCATAAATGTAAAAGCTGACATTATAGGTCTCCATACAGCCACTTCAGATAAAATCTGTGGCAAATCAAAAGACTTAATGACATCACCCATAACAGCTGTTGTTTCAAATGCATACGTGCCCAACCTTTGTGGTTTACCGAATATACGTTGTATACTCCAAGCACCAAACATCATATTCTCTGAATCACGAGGACTGATACTACGATCAACTTCAACAGCGGGTGTTTGTTCTATAAACGTGACTGCACCAGCATAGTTAGTTTCTTCCTTAACATTTGTATCACCAACCTCACCGGCTGTGGTACCATCACTATTAGGTTTCTCTAAACCCTGTGCTACAGGTAATTTACGTGTGAACAAAGATGACAAAACACTACGCTTTGTAACTACAGGCTCAATAAGAGGTTGTTCAGTCACAGTTTCGACTATAGTATCATTCGTAATAGTGCTCGAAGATGTTTCATCAGTCAGCGGATTACGATCAGTAATGAAACACTCATCTAAGTGCTCCCATGTTAGAAGATGAGGCACATTGCCGTGTATACGACCTGCAGTAACAAGAGACGAATGCAGTGCATCACGCTCTCGTTCAAAACGATCCTTACCATAGTGATACCACATCATCAAAGACATATTAGCATTAACAACTGTTGCCTCATAATCATCGTCACTATCTCGAATCCAATTAACCATTTCGTATAATGTGTTTTCATCCATAATAGCATGATATATCATTCCTTCACGGCGAAAGCCATTCTTAAGAAATGTACATTCATCTATATTTTTATAGGGAACGATATTTCCAGCTTTATCTGCCATCGTAAATGAAATATTATATAATTCGCTAAGATGCTGAGATATGGTGGTGAAATTATACCAACTCAAAACTTCACGCTTTATAGAAGCAACTGAATCATCACCATATGCTGCAACACATACATTCTCATAAAACTTAACCATGCTACGCATTTCCAATGGAGCTAACCCCAACCATGCCAGCTTATAATAACGATCACAAGCATTGGTATTAATAATAGTTGTTGAATTGCAACCAGATGGATTACCACAATGAACCATGTACGCTACATTCATACACTGGGTAGGTGTATGTACAATTTCATTCCACAAAACTTCACGAACACGCATGGCTTCATCATGATTATTTTCATATCTATAATAGTGATTAATGGAGTCCAACTCAATCTCCATCAAATCATTAAGCATATTACCATCCATTGCCTTATGATCACCATCCCCACCGACATCTGAATTTGCTTGCAACTTATGCATTAAATCCGTCCAATCTAAACTATAAGGATTAATACCAACACAAGAATGTGTCTTCAAACGACTATTATAACAAGCAACAATATAATCCATAAAATACATACGAAACACAATTTGATAATCCAATGGGGGTGTTATAATCATTCGCACCTTCTTACCTGGCTTGCGTCGCTCATCCTTGGGTATATCCATCCACATTGACTTGTATGATAGACCGTCCTTAGCCATCTTAATTCTAGTATCAACGGCAGTGCGCAAATAATTATTACTAATGGTATAATTACCATTATCATCTTTCAAGAAAAATTTGGCTTTACCCTTCCCGGCTATCAACTTTTTATATGGTAACCCTGGTGATGTAGACATATTCATACGTTCAAAGTAAGGTATTTTAACATCCCCATTAATTGCTGCAAACTCACTAACCACTCCAAGTCGGAACCCATCAAGTGAATCAACCATATCTTTTGCATCCTGCAATAAAGCATTTTTGAACGAAGGATTAATGGGTTGCGTCGTGTGGAAAAATCTAGATATTACCTCCGGGTAATCCTTCTTATGCATATCCACTGGATGTGTAATTGGCTCTTTAATCATACCACAAATCATCGATGGCTTAATCTCCGTCTTAGTCATGGGATAAACAGCATCACTTGCAGGAACACTACCGAAGTATGTATAATTACCTTCTGATAACACAATAGCTGGTGGATCGTCACATGTTCGTGGCCGATCTTGAGGTTGAACACGAGGATCAAAATCCTTCAAAATATCACTTGTAACCAATTCACAATAACCATGATGGCGATTTCGATCACCAGCAACATGGATACCCAAAAGTTTGCCACGTACCTTTGTATTATATAAAACAATTACAGAACCACAATCACCATTGGTTGTTATAGCATCGTATTGATAACCTTTAACCAATGTATATGGTTCAATACTACCATTAACTATATAAGATTGAACAGCTATTGGATTAATGTTAATC